TCAAAATTCGCAAATTGCCACCAAATCAAAATTCGCAAATTGCCACCAAATCAAAATTCGCAAATTGCCACCAAATCATTCTCGCAAATTGCCACCAAATCAAAATTCGCAAAGGCCATCATTCAGGCTCAGAAATAATTTTCAAATAAACAAAATAAACATTTGAAAACCAAGGTATGTTTCTAGATAAGTGATTGATTTTCAATAATATAGCCTATTTATAAACAAGTAAACAATAATATATATAAATCACTAAAATAGAATTGTAAATAGTGAATAGTGAAATAATATAGATAATCGCTTAACGTATCACATATTAAACATAAAAGTAATTCTATTCTAGAGATTGAATATTTAAGTCACATAGATTCTTTTCACTAATGCATTTTTCATAAATATATTGATTTTCAATCAGTTATATTCAGTGAAATAGAAACTATATTGTTTACAGGCTCAGTTCTATTTCACTGAATAACTAGTGAAACGTGAAGCATTACAAATTATTTTCCATATCAGTAAATCAATTCACTGATATAAAAACTGTTAATTTCTCATTTCCTGTATGATTTTTATTCTGTGAGAATTTTCACCTATCAGTTTTTATTAGTATATTTGCAAAGTAATAAAAAACTATATTTATGATACGCGTAGGTAAATACAAGTATTTGGTAGATTTACAAGAAAATGCCAATTTACAGTCTACAAGTGCGTTTTTCATACTTGAATTTGAGTATGATAATAAAGTATACATAGGCTGGACAGGAGAAAGAAGAACTTTTACTGTTAAAAACAAAATAGAGAAACTTATATATAATGTATTTCATAATGCAGCCTGGCCAAATAAAAATAATCCTGACCTGGTAAAAGCTATAACTGAAAGCAAATATATAACAGTATCCACAGAAGAAATTCCTATGGACCTAGACCTAATGAGTGTATACCTAAGAATGTATGAATTGATAGATGAATATATGGCTTATGCTCCCTATGGCCACAACATAATAAATAGCTTAAATAAATGTGCAGCAGAAAAAGCCGTCATACCAGGATATGCAGCAAAATGGGGAATACCAGAAACCATATATAGAGCTGGTACAAATAGCGTTCGTAGCTATCCGCATAGAGCCGTTTATCAATATAAACAAATGACTGATAATCTATATAAGCTCTATAAAAAATGGGACTCCATAAGAGAGTATATAGAAAGTGTGGCTCCAATGAAAATAAACCCAAGCGCGATATATATGTGTTGCAATGGCCAACGTAGAATTGCTTATGACTGTATATGGAGATTTGATGGAACAGAGGAAATAATTGAAATTGCTCCAGATATGAGAAAAGTAAAAACTAAAGAGGCTGCCAACATAGAGAAAGATGCAGAAAATAGAGTAGCTAAGTTTATGGCCAAACAAGCCAAGATAGCAAATAAGTTAGAAACTGGTAAATCAAGAATACTCAAATGATATGAAAACAGATAAAATAGCACAGAAATTAGCAGATATATTGCCAGACAGGCCAATAGTTCCTGGAATGTCTAATCCAGACACATCCAAACTTGTAGAACAAGAGGCCACGCGCATCAAATCAAAACAAGATGCAAAGGAATTGGCTCGTATTAAGTATCTTGAAAAGCAAAAGCTTAAAAATCTTCAAGTTAAACAAGAAAAGCGTCAATCATTAGCAGAAGAGCTTGGTGTGGAAGAAATACCAGATGGCCAAACTGAGCTCCAAGCCAAACGTATTGCAGAGCAGCAAAAACGAGTTGAGGCTATTGAGGCACTTGAGGCTCAGACTGTAGAGCCGCTTAAAGCAACTGAGTTAGCAGAACGCCATGACTCGGGCAAAGGCTCATATTCATCAGCTATACGCTCAGCACTTCAGCTACAAGGAGCATCAAGGCCTGAAATAACAAAGCTTCTTACTAGCCTTAATATCAATTTAAGTGTTCAGCTTACAAAGCAGGACACGGCCAATTTATTGGCTTGTTTGTTAACGTGCAATGAAGCGCAGTTGGCAGCTCTATATAGTAATAAAAAAATACCAATTGTTATCAAGACAGTTATAAAACGTTTGCAAGATGACGCAAAACTCGGTAATATAGAAACAGTTGAGAAGCTTTGGGACCGTGTATTTGGCAAAGGACCTATGCAACTTAATCTACCTGAATCACAACAATTACAAGCTGGCATTATTCCTAACGTGCCTGTAAGTCGTGAAGCGTATCTGATTATACGTGATACTTTAATTAAATAGTAGAGATATGGCAATGAAGTCACTTAAAGAAATGCAAGAAACAGCATTAGATGCCACAAAGCCCGGAACTGTAAATCCTGTAGAAATGTTACGTCTTGAGGCTCTTACGTCATTTGAAAAGTATACTAAACTAATGTTTAAATGTCAATATAAACGCTCATTTATAGTAGCAGAGCACCATAAGAAAATGTTCGAAGTATTACAAGATGTTGTAGATGGTAAAATTACCAGATTGATTATCAATATCGCTCCCAGGTACGGGAAAACTGAGCTTGTTATAAAATCATTTATCTCATGGGCCTTCGCCTTGAACCCGAGGTGCAGATTTTTGCATTTGTCTTATTCAGATATACTTGTGAATGACAATTCAGATACTGTACGTAATATAATGAGTGAAGAATTATATAAAACACTCTTTCCTAATTCAGCTCTTGCATCCGAGAAAGGTTCGGCTAAGAGATGGAAAACTAAAGCAGGAGGAGAACTCTATGCAGTGTCAACACAAGGTCAGGTCACAGGCTTTGGTGCTGGAGCGGTGGATGAAGAAATAGATAAAATGGATGGAGGCAATGATATATTTGTTTTCGATGACCACACGAATGAAATGCTTAAAATGATAGATGCTAAAACCAATATATTTCAAGGCGCAATTGTAATCGATGACCCCCTGAAAGCCGACGATGCAGCATCTGACCTTATACGAGAGCGCATAAACCAACGTTTTGAAAATACAATACGTAATCGTGTTAACTCACGCAGGACACCTATCATTATCATAATGCAAAGATTACATGAGCATGACCTCTGTGGCTATTTGCAAGAGATAGAGCCAGATACATGGACTGTTTTATCACTTCCAGTTATACAAACAGACCCTGAGACAGGAGAAGAACATGCTCTTTGGCCAATGAAGCACAATCTTGAGGAGCTATATAAACTACGAGAGATTAACCCGGTAGTATTTGAGACGCAGTATATGCAAAATCCAATTCCTACTGAGGGCCTTATGTATCACGAGTTTAGAACATATCAAAATATAGAATTGCCATCAGGCTCTAAAGCTAATCAAAGATGGTGTTACGTTGATACAGCTGATACTGGCTCTGATTATTTATGTGCAATTTGCTTTATAAATACTCCAGAAATGCTATATGTAATTGATGTGCTATACACACAACTGCCCATGGAAAAAACTGAAGTAATGTTGGCTAAAATGCTCACAGAAAATAGTATAACAGAATGTCTGATAGAGTCCAATAATGGTGGTAGGCAGTTTGCTAGAAATGTAAAGCGTATTACAAGAGCTACTTTGCATAATTTCAAAACAGCCATAAATACTTTTACACAGACAAAAAATAAAGCTGCTCGTATTTTTTCAAATTCAGCTCTTGTTAACTCAGATGTAGCGTTTCCAGAAAATTGGGATAAAAAATGGCGTGAATTCTATAATGCTATTACAACTTATCGTAAAGATAATAAGCGAAGGGCTGCTCATGATGATGCACCAGATGCATTAACTGGAGTAGTAGAAATGCATAGTAGAAAAGCTGGAAGGAAGAAAATATCATTGAGAAACTAGTATGGAAAAGATGATAAGCCCGAATGGAGTTAAGGCAAACATGTGTTGTGCAAGCTGTTTATATAATAAATGGCTATATTACACTGGAGCGCCTAAAGTTACAAGATGGTGTGCTAAAAAAGATAAAGCCATAATTAACGGCAGAAATAAGTGTAGCTATTATGTAATGGATGAATTTTTCCAAAAAAGAGGCTATAAGGTGATAAAAGATTAAATTCTCGCATTATTCTCGTAATTTCTAGGCTTTCTAATTATATATGAATGACTAAATTATAAGCCTTGAATAAATATAATGCGAGAATATGAGATAAAAAATACCTCTATAAAAAAACGTTAAAAGCGGTACAACTTATAAAGAAATTTAGTATATTTGCATTGTGGAGAAGTCAATTCGAAGCAAAAATACAGGTAATTCGATGCAAGTTAAGGGTAGCTGCTCGGTAATATTAACATTAAAACATAAATAAATTATGGGATTAAACTGTGGATGCCCTGCCGGTACTCATATCGCCGACCTTGAGATTGCTGAATGCAAGGAGAGTATGGGGCAAGTTCAAAAAGTTGCATTCCAGCGCATCTATAAGACAGCTGGAACGAAGAACTCTGTCACTGACCCGACTAAGAAAGCATCGTTTTTTACCTTGTTTTCTGCAGCTGATGGTTCTAAGATGACAGTTTCTCCGTATATTCAAGGACCTACTACTGAGCCTGGTGCAGCTCGTACATTCGGTGGTGGTAACCAGACACTTGGAGGTATTGAGATTACAATTGGCCGTGAGCCGACAACGTTCTCTGCCACTATTTATCAGGAAAGTCAGAAGACAATTGCACAGCTGAAACAGTACATGTGTGAAGAGATTGGCGTTTGGCTAATTGATGAAAATGGCAATATCGGCTGTTTGGTAGATGACCAGGATGAGCCTACAGCATACTTCCCAATTCCTATTGGTAAGTTCTTTGTTGGCGACAAGAAGCTTGGTGGTTTTGAAGAGCCGGACAGCAATACCATTGAATGGTCATTCTATCCTAACTGGAGTGATAACTTCTACATCATTAAGCGCACATCGCTGGACTTCAATCCTCTTACAGATTGGATTAATGCCGCTTCTGCTGGGGCTTAAAACTTTCAGTTATGAGAAAGAAAAAAGAACAAACAGTAACGTTGGTTGTGCCTAAGTACAATATGAGGCAGGAGTTTGGCATTCAGCATGCCGAACGCCTGCTTGATATGGGCACAGCCATAAATGGTGGATGGGAATTACCTAAAGATAGCAATTATACTTACGACGAAGAAAATGGCCTTAGAATTAAATCAGATAAAGCAGATTCTGCAAAAGCCGACTAAACGTCAGACTATTCAGAAAGCTGTAAATATGCAGCGCCGTCTTAGATTTCATACTGAGACGAGTATTGCTGTATCTGATATTAACCAACCTACGACTATATTCCTTGATTGGGTAAGACAGTTGCTTCCGAAGGATAAATTCAACATATTCCTTCATCTGTTCAAATTTCCGTTGCCTACACCCGCTGTAGTTGAGGACGTCTATAGAGAACTCGAAAGGGTTTTCTATAGTCGTAACTCATCAAGCTCATATCAGTTTACTGACTCTGAGCTTGCAGAAGACTGGTCTCAGTATAAAAAGAATAACCTCAATGAGCCAGAGGTGTGGAAGACAACCGGATGGAAGAGAATGCAGGTATCGCCAAATAGTATTTTGGTAGTAGACCTTCCTCAAGTACAAACATCTTTGCGCCCAGAACCGTATTTTTATTGGCTTGAGATTGATGCTGTAATTGATTATGAACTTTCTAAACAAGATGAGAATTTGTTTAACTGGCTTATTTTTAATCAGCCAGAGCATAGAATAGCAGTATTTGATGATACTAGCATTAGGATTTATCAGCTTAACGAAAAGAATGAAATTCAATCACTTATTTCAGAAGCAAAGCACGATTTAGGATATTGTCCAGCTCGGTTTTTTTGGTCAACACAACTCAATGAGAAAAATAAAGACCTTAAGAAAAATCCAATTACAAAAGAGCTGTCAAATCTTGATTGGTATTTGTTCTTCTCTATTTCGAAGCAGCATTTAGACTTGTATGCACCTTATCCTATATATAGTGCATATGAAGCTGATTGTAATTTTGAGAATAGTGAAACTGGTGATTACTGTGATGGTGGCTTTTTGCGCAATGCTAAAGGAGAGTATAAGATACTTAACGATGGCACCGTGGAAAAATGCCCTTGCTGTAGTGAAAAAAGAATAGCTGGACCTGGCTCATTCTTAGAGGTACCTATACCTAATCAAACTGAGGGCGTAACCGATATGCGTAATCCTGTTCAGATTACTACTATAGATAAAGACTCACTCAACTATAATGTTAACGAGTGTGCAAGGCTTAAAAATGAGATTGTTATTTCTGTAGTTGGTTCTGGAGGTACTGTAAGTGAAAAAGAAGCCATAAACGAAACGCAAGTAACTGCTAATTTTGAAAGTAAGACTTCAGTGTTAAATGCTCTTAAGACTAATTTTGAGTTAGCACAGAAGTTCATTGAAGATACTGTTTGCAAACTCAGATATGGAAATGCTTTTATATCATCTTCTGTAAACTGGGGTACAGAGTTTTACGTTTTTACTGTAACAGAGCTTTATTCTAAGTACAAGCAAGCAAAGGATAATGGAGCATCCAACTCAGAACTAGATGCTATATCGCAGCAAATTCTTGAAGTTGAGTATCGCAATAATCCTTTGGTACTTCAGAGAATGCTGATTTTGAAACAATTAGAGCCTTATCCACATAAAACCTTGGATGAAGTGTTAAAACTGTATGAAAAAAAGTTAATAGGTGAAAAATTGGTAAAACTTAAAATAAATTTTAGTACTTTAATCGACAAATTTGAACGTGAAAACATTAACATAATTGAGTTTGCTTCAAATAAGCCAATGAGAGAAAAAATCGATATAATTAGCAAAAAACTTTTAGAGTATGTTACAGAAAATGACACTACAGGAACTGCAGAATAGCACTGTTGACGCACTTAAGCAGGCTCATATTGCAGCTAAAGCCCATCAAGCCGGTCTCCAGAAGCTTAAATCAAGCAAAGATAAGGGGTGGACAGAAACAATGCAAGAAGACCTTGATGCTACAGCTCTTTACATTGTAGATATTGAGGATGTTCTTGAAGAAAAAACTTCATCTACTAGCAATGGTAAATATGAGCCAAAAGCTGGTACTGAAAAGCTTGTGCATCTGTCGATTGTAAAAGGTCGCCGTTTTAATCCTATGACAGGAAAAGAAGAAAGCAAGCCGTGTACTCAGTTATTTACATTTGCTGAGTGGCAACTTTTCAAAAAGAATTTCAAAGGTCTTGGTTATTCTATAATGAAAGTATTGCACGACCCATACGGAGAGGCAAAAGATTTTGTTGCAAAAGAAAATTAAAATATCAAAGCTATGTTAACAATTGAGATGCTACGACAAAATTCAGCATTAGCTGGTCTCTCTGATGCTCAGCTTACAGCAATTGCTGAAATGTCAAAAAATGATGAAAATACGGTAATCGGTACTAAAATCGGTGCTTTGCATGGGCAATATGATACTGATATTTTCAATGTTACCGGAATAAAAAAGAAAGACGGTGAAAAGAGCTATGATTATGCTAAACGCGTGCTCGGTGAATATAAAACAAAAGCTGAATCTGTAAAAACAGTACAAGCAGAGCTCGATGCAGCTAATGCTAAAGTAACTGAGTTGCAGACAAAGCTTGAGAAAAACGCAGGAAATGAGGAACTTGCTAAGCAGCTTAAAGATGCTAAGGCACAAGTTACTCAGCTGCAATCTAAGTTGAAAACTGAGCAAGATAGTTATAAAACAAAAGAAGCTGAATTTAACAAGCAATTGAAAGATGTACATGTAGATTATGCTTTTCAAGCTGCTACTACAGGTCTTAAGTTCAAAGCTGGTATTACTGAGCCTATTCAGAAAACGCTGCTTAATGCGGCAAAAGCTGAAATTTTGGCGAAAGGCACACCTGATTTTGTAGAAGATGGTCAAGGAGGTAAGAAACTTGTTATTCGAGGAGCTGATGGAAACATCCTTAACAACCCGAAAAACAATCTTAATCCTTATACTATTTCTGAGCTTGTTATGGAAACATCTTTGAAAGATGTAATCGATGCAGGTCGAAAACAAACAGGTGGTGGTACAAGAGGTTTTCAGGGACAAGGCGGTCAAGGAGGAACACCTGATTTGACTGGAGTAAGAACTCAGCTTGAAGCAGACAAAGTAATTGAAGCTTATCTTCTTGCAAACGGCTTAACTCGTGACTCTTCAGAGTTTGGAGAAAAGCTTACAGAAATAAGAAACGAAAACAGCGTGGCAACTTTGCCGATAAGATAAAAAGGCACATCCTAAAAAGAAGAGAAATTAAAAAAATGCTATTAGGCGTAAAAGGGTAATGCACCATATAGCAAAATGTTTAACAAATTAAAAACTAAAAATTATGAGCTTAGTATTAACTCGTATTCAGAACACTCTTGCTAATTCCAGATTGGATAAGTATGAGTATCGTGCAAGTAGGTACGGCGCGCTTGATGCTTTTATGGTGCAGTCAAATGACCCTACAGGTATTTTAACCCCTGAGCTGAAAGAGAAGGCCCGCACTTCTATCGGTACCACTCTTCAAACTCCAGTAATTGACTATGATGCAGATATTACCATTGGTAATACTCGCTCTTTGACAATTACTGATAGTGAAAACACTTCTCGATTTGTTGACATCACATTTGCTACCTATTCATGGGGCTTTACTATTGCTCCGGCAATGTACATGAACAATGAAATTGGTATTCAGCGTGATTTTGACACTAAGTTGATGAAGTATGCATACGCTGTCGCAAAGAAACTTGATGAAGCTGCTTTGGCTATTTTGGCTGCAGATAAAACTCAGGTTCTTAAGAACAAGCTGTTGTATGATTTCTCAACTAATGCATTGAATGCAAAGTGGACGGAGCGTGAGAACGTATTTGGTGACCTTGAGGTGCTTATGGGGGCAAATGACTTCTATGGCCAGTTGCATATCATCGGTGACCCTGGAGTTGAGAGCATTATGCGTAAGTTGCAGCAGCATGGCCTGTATAACAACGTAAACAAGCAGAATGAGTTTGGCAATAAGATTATTCACTTGACGAACAATATTGCAGCTGATAGCGGTAAATATGCGCAGGGTTATGCCGTGAATGCAGGTTCACTTGGAATGCTGTTGCGTTATGAGCGTGATTGCTTGCTCGGAACTGTTTCAGGTGATGGTCACGAGTGGGGTATTGCTACTTATCCTGTTATTAACATGCCTGTTGGTACGTATTTCTATGATTCTGTAGGAGACTATAATGCTATTGCAGGAGCTGCTACCGCTGATATGACACGTACTCGCAAAGAGCATTATGGATTTGCAGTCGATGTGGCATTTATCACCGCTTATAACAGCGATAGAGCTACTTTGCCTAGTCCTATTCTTGCGTTTAATGTCGCTAGTGAAGGCGCTGTATATGCAACACCTGTCGATGTTGTTAAAACAGTAACAGCCGGTGCTTGAAGGTCATTCAATAGTGATTTCAACAATGACTTCGCTATTGGGTAAATAGCAAATCTTTGAGTTGTTATTAGCTTTGACAGGAGGCACTGAGGAAAATACCTTAGTGACCTCCTATTTTTCAATAAATAATAGAAATTATGGTTAGAGCTCTAGATATACAAGAAAAACTGCTTCATCTAATAGGATGGGAGCAAAATTATGACACATCAGACTTAAAAATATCTGATGCTTTAACTGTGAGCGAAAGTGGTTTATATTTTCAGCAAATTCATCCACTGCTGACACTGCAGAATATGTCTTGTATCGCTCCAGATTTTAAGAACATGACTTTTGAGGAATATAACGCGGAAAAAGCATATTCTAAAGGTAATATAGTAAAATACAATGAGCTATTGTATAAAGCTCTACAAAATTCAGTTGGAAAACAGCCTGATGTTGAGTCTGAGTATTGGGTTGAAACCAATCCATTTTCTGAATGGCTTGAAAGCAAAACAAAAGCTAGTATTCAAAAAGCCATTTCACGATATTGCGATGAAAAAATCGCGCAAGGTACATATAAGACTTTATGCGAAAATAGAACACTATTTGATGGGACTGGCCGTTTAGCAGATATTGTAAAGAATAAGAAAAATTTAGTTGGCTTTGAAATTGTGCCAATAAGAGCAAAAGGTGTAACTACTAAAATCAATAAGATAGGTTTACAGTTTACAGAACTCGGCGAGTATACTTTATATCTTATGCATTCTAGCATGGATGCACCAGTCAAGATAATAAAGCTTAATAAGATACGTAAAAACAGCATAGAGTGGTTTTCACTTAACGATATATATCTACCATACCAAGGTGATGATAATGATGCAGGTGGTAGCTGGTATTTGTGCTATTTTCAATCTGAATTACCAGAAGGTAGTCAAGCTATAAGAAAAGACAAAGATTGGTCTAAAGAGCCTTGTGGTTCGTGTTCACGTAAAGAGCTATTAGCTTGGATGGCTTGGTCTAAATATGTAGAAGTGCATCCGTTTTATGTTAATGAGGAATTGGTTGAGATAGAAGAAGAGCCACATCTGTGGGATGTTGAAAACAATCAATATACCTATGATAATAACTACGGATTAAATCTTGAGATAACCGTGGCCTGTGATATTACTGACTTTATAATAGAGCAGCGAATGTTATTCCAAGATATTATAGCAAAACAAGTAGCAGTAGATATGCTACGTGAGTTTGCTTATAATGCTAATGTACGTACAAACAGGCATTCAATAAATGCATCTAGGCTTGATATTCTTTATGAAGTTGATGGCGACTCTTCATCTATGAAAAAATCTGGCCTTAGCTATCAACTTGATATGGCATTTAAGGCAATAAATATCAGTACTCAAGGAATAGACAGAGTTTGCCTTCCTTGTAAAAACAATGGTATAAAATATAGAACTGTATAGTATGGCTGTAAAAAGATATAACGCGACACTTCGTAACCTTGAATACCGATTAAGAGCATTTAAGGATAATTTACCTATGTATCTTGAAGATATTATTCGCGATAAAGAAGACGTTATAGTATCTGCAATAGCAGATGACCAGCTATATCGTAGAGGTATTAACGGCCGCGGTGAAAAGATTATGAGCTATATGCCTTATACAGCTAAAACAATACAGAATAAAAAGAGAAAAGGACAACCAACAACTAGAGTTACTTTAAGAGACACTGGTGCTTTCCATAAATCTATGTTTGTTGTGTTTGACTCAGAAGGATTTTATATAACAGCTAGTGATGAAAAAACAGAAGAATTGATAAAGAAATATGGTGAAGAGATATTTAGGCTGACAGATAAAAACTTCACAAGAATAGTTCGTTCTCATATAAGAAAAGAGCTTGTTAAACGGTTAAAAAGAGCTATAAGATAATGAAAGAAAATTCTGTACAAATAAGATATAAAAGTAATCCTGTATTACTTGATAAAATATTACAGGATATGCAGACGACTCTTTTAGTTAAGCTGCCGTGGCTTAATTATGCTTTTGGTAGGGCTTATAAGCTTGTAGAAAATAGACCAGATGGTGCTAAGTTTATATATCCAGCAGCTTACAACGGTAATGGCGAATATATATCGCTATTGCCTAATGACAATTTTGGTAACTTTTCATGGTTTGATATTTATGACCCGCAAAAAATCACTCAGGTTGTACAATCTTTACCTCAATATACTTTTAGTGGTGCTATAGTTTTTTGGTATGACCTTAGCAGCATTTACGAAGATGAAACGGTACTTCATACAGAAGAAGTTAAAGATGAAATAATACGAGTATTGACAACACCAGGGGTTATTACAACGACTGGTAAACTTACTATCAATAATATATATGAGCGCTTTGAAAATATATATAAAGGGTATTCTATAGAAAAGATTTACAATAACTATGATTATTCTGGGCAAAACATACAAGATATTGATAAACAATTCTTTATGTACCCTTATGCAGGAATTAGAATTGAGTTCACTTTAACAACTAGAGAATTATGTCAACGATATATTTTATAACATTGCTTTCGGCTTTAATATATATAGCCTTAGCAGCAGCATTTGCTATTTTGCTAATTGGAAAATTAGGCATAAGAGACAATATAATTGCCAAAGCACCTAAGCTAATTTCTCAATTATTCGATTGTGATTTTTGCTTAAGTTTTTGGACGTCGCTCATTCTCGCTGTCATTCTCGCTATTTTCTTTAGAGAGATGAATATCTTATTTATTCCAATAATATCAACCCCTATAACGCGAATTTTGATATGAAAAGCCTACTTATAAATAAAAAAATTGTACGGGTTTATGATAGCATAGATGAAATGCCAATCATAAATTTTCAAAAGTACAATAAATATCTGCTTATTGACTCAGGCATTGGGTCAGATGCGGATGATATTGATGCTCATATAGTAAAGATAGCAAAGTATATAAAATCAAATAATAATAGAAAGGCTTTGCAGGAATTGCAAAATATGCGGCAGAATATCTACATGGTAAACAGTGAAATATCGCCGAAGTATTTAGCTTTTGCTGCTCTTATACATAGTGTGGACGGAAAAGAAGTTAATGATTTGTCAGATGACGGGCTTAAAAAATTACTTCAGGACCTTAAAGAGATTAAGCATTCTAAAGTCATAGATTTTCTTTTGTGGCTTAAAAAAAAAGTCACAAGTGAACTAGAAATATACTTTCCGGGTGATTTTGTAAATCCAAAGGAAAAAGAAGCTTATGATAAGCTTAAAGCTAGAACACTTCTTGTATTAGACTCAGTTATAAATGATACTGATAATTCAAAGCAAATTGAGGCTATAGATATAATGATGCTTAACATGCATACGCCGAAAACATATATAGGAAGTGAGTCCGTTGAGGTTAAATATGATAAGCAATTTGAAAGTACTTGTTTACTTATAGCTCAAAAAACAAACATGGATGCTAGAAAGATGACAGTACTTCAATTCTATAATGCTATCGATAATATAAAAGCTCAAGCAGAAGTCGAGGCAAAGAGTTTGAAACGTAATAAACATAGGAAATAATTATGGCTGAAGACGATAAAATAAAATATAGTGACATAATACAGCCAGACGACTCTATCGAAAAGCTTGTAAAGCAATTAGGAGAACTCAACCAGCAGTATGAAGTCATGGTGAATGCTATAAGAGCAGGCGCAGATAGAGTTGTGCATGCTCTTAAGTCCGTTAGTGGAGCTACGAGTGATGGGCGTAAAAGTATTGATGAAGCTACGGCTTCTACATCAAGGCTTGAACGAGCACAGAATGAGCTTAAGCTTGCTATATCAGATACTGGTAAACAGATAGCATGGCTTAAAGCTCAAACAGCGGATGCAAATAGAACTACCGTAGAACAGCAGCGCTATTTGCAACAAGCTGTATCGTCTTATGATAGGCTTAAATCTGACTTAAAAGAGGCTGTATCACTGTATAAGTCTCTTACAGACGCAGAAAGAGCAGATAGCCAAATGGGCCAGCAGCTTTTGGATGATATTATCAATCTTAAAAATCAAATTAAGGCTCTTGATGATACCATGAAACCTCATATTCAAACTTTATCTGAAGTTGAAAAAGCTGAACAAAGGTTAGCTTATTTGCAATCAGATGAAGGTAAGCGACTTACAGAATTAAAAAGAAAAATATCTGAGCTGACTTCTTCTAGAAGGCAGCAACAAGCTACTATTGACCCTATAGCTCAGGCACAACAGAAATTAGCCTATGCACAATCTGAAGAAAATCAGCAATTAAAGCTGTATTCAACTCAAATAAAAGAAGCAAATAGAGTTGCTCAGCTTCAGGCAACAATAGCAGCTTCTGCAGAAGGGTCGTATAATAGACTTTCAGCACAATATGAGCTGAATAAAATAAAGCTTAATCAGATGTCTGCTGCTGAAAGAGAAGCTGCAGATGGAGGTAAAAAGCTTGAAACTGAGACTAATGCTCTTTATCAGCAAATGATAAAGTTGCAAGAAGCAACTGGTAATTATAGGCTATCTGTAGGTCATTACCAGAGAACATGGGATGGCTTAGGCATATCTATTTCTCAGGTAGTTCGAGAGCTTCCTGCTGCTGCAGTTTCACTCAATACATTCTTCTTAGGTATCTCAAACAACATTCCTACGGTTGTTGATGAGATTAACCGTTTGCGCGCTCAGAATAAAGCTCTTCAAGCAGAAGGTAAAGCTACAGTAAATGTAACAAGGTCTATTGTTAAGGCTCTATTTAGCTGGAATACTGCATTAGTAGTAGTACTTACTGTATTGTCTATGTTTGGTGGCCAAATCATTGAATGGATTGGCAATCTGTTCAAAGGTAGAGCTGCTGTTATATCTTTAACTGACGCTTTAGATAATATAGCGAAAGAATTAGAGGAGACAAATGGCGGATATGGCGATAATATAGTATCACTAAAGCAGCTTCAGCAAGAATGGAAAAATCTTAAAACTACTGCTGAGAAAAATCAGTGGATAAAAGATAATAAATCTGAATTTGATAAACTTGGCATTGCAGTTAACGATGTAACTGATGCTGAGAATATCTTTGTAAATAATACTGAGGCTGTTGTTAATGCTCTTAGGCTTAGAGCAAAAGCTGCAGCTGCTCAAAAACTTGCAGCTGAACAGTATGAAAAAGCTTTAATTGCAAGAAATAAAGCTGAAACAGAACAAGCTCAGGGACCATCTGGGTGGGACGAATTTCAAAACTGGTTTGTACAAAGTAGTTTAAGAGCTGGTGAAGGAGGCTATGTTCCTCAAGCTAATCTTGATTTAGCAGACCAAATATCAGCTGAAGATTTTAAGCAACAAAGAATTAAGGACTTGAATGATGAGGCTGACGCAGCCGAGAAAACAGGAGATGCATACTTTGACTTAGCAGCTGGATATGAAAAAGCTGCTAAAGCTCAACTTGAAGCTGCTGGCATAGAAGGAAAGCATAAAACTACAAAAATGCCGCGTGATTTAACTCGTACTATAAACCAGAATGATATAAAAATACAAAGAGAGTACGAGGAAAGCGTAACTGAATTACTTAAAGATGAATATGCTAAAAGGCGTAAAGCTGCAGCTGACCAGGTTCAGGATGAAAATAACAAGCTTCGTGAGATGTATCGCCTTAACGAAGAATATGTTAAAAATGTAGATGGAAAATATAAAAAGCTTACTGAAGACCAGAAGAAACAAATTGATAGGCAGCAAGAGCTTATAACTAAGACTATTGCTAATAATTTACGAGCATTAGACCTTCAATTACAACAAATTCAGAATGAGCAAAAAGTTGCTTCTTTGCAGACGCAGCGTAATACTATAAATCCTACTGACACTAGCGCAGCAACTGAAGCAGCTCAAAATCAAGAGTCTACTGTAACTACCAATGTAGTAGTTACACGCGACGCTTCTCAGATGGAAGCCTCATTAGTAGAAGAGCGCAAACTCATGGAAGAAAATCTTGATTTGGAATATGCTTTGATACTTGATACTAATAAGAGATTATTAGAAGCAGGAGATAACCAAGCTCGTTCTGAAGAAGAAATACTTATTGAGCTCAACAAGAAAAAACTTGAGCTGTGGAGTGAGTATGACCAGAAAATCTTAGATGCAAGAGAGCGTGATATTGAAAATCAGCTTGAGCTTGTTAAAAAAGGCAGTGAAGATGAACTTAATCTGCTACTTCAGCAAAATGAAGTACGTAGACAATTAGCTTTAGCACAAAATGCTGCTAAACCCGCAGAACAGCAAGTAAGTACATCTGTAATAAATGCACAGTTTGATAAGTCTGCAGCTCAAACTAAAGGGTCATTCCAAATGACCAGCTTTGATGAGCAACAGGCTTTAGATGAAGCTATATTCAATGAAGTTAAGCGAAGTGAAACAGAAATAACACGATTTAAGCTTGAGCAAGAAAAAGCCAGATGGCAAGAACAGATAAGACTTGCTGAGTCTGGTGGACTTGATTGGAGTCAAGCTCAAATAGATGCTGCTAAATCTACTGTAAAAGGAATAGACCGTGAATTATCTGAGCTTGATAACTTCATAATGAATATTGGCAAAAAAGGTTTAGGAGGTACTTTACTTGAAAAGCTTGGATTTAGCGATGACCAGATAGATGCTCTTGGAGATGCAGTTAATATAGTAATTGAACAACTTCAGTCTATAATGGATGCCGAAGTTCAATTAGCAGAACAAGCTGTAGAAGCTGCAGAAAAAAGAGTAGAAGCTGCACAGAGTGCTTACGATGCAGAAGTAGAAGCAAGAAATAATGGATATGCTAACAATGTAGCAACAGCTAAAAAAGAACTTGAACAAGAAAAGAAAAACCAGCAAGAAAAACAGAAAATGCTTGCTGCTGCCCAAAAGCGTCAAGAAAATCTTAATACTGTAATTCAAGCATCTTCACTTATTACTGCTTCTGCTAATTTATGGAGCTCATTCTCTTCAATACCTATCGTCGGCCCAGCCCTTGCATTGGCTGCTATTGCTACGATGTGGACCTCATTTGCTGTTGCGAAAGTTAAAGCTAAGCAGGTAACCGCAAGTCAATCAGAAGAATATGGTGAAGGTGGTCTTGAGTTCTTGGAAGGAGGCTCACATGCATCAGGCAATGATATTGACTTGGGTACAGAGAATAAAAAGAAGCGCCGTATGAGAGCAGAAGGCGGTGAGGCATTAGCAATTATCAATAAAAAACGAACAAGGAAATATAGAAAAATACTTCCAGATGTTGTTGATAGCCTCAATAAAGGAACGTTTGAAGATAAGTATTTGAATGCCTTTGCTAATTCTGAAGGATTGAGTATTTCTCTTAATTCTAATAATAGTATTGACTTCTCTAAAATAGAGAATGATGTGCGGAGTATTAGAAAACAGAATGAAATCAGGTATTATACAATGCCTGATGGAACTGTGGTTATGCAACGTAAAAATGTTAAACGAATAATAAAGAACTAATATGGTACCTCCTAGATATAATTTCTATATAGGCAAATTGAGTACTACATATTTGTCACAAGATACTGATATAGATAGAAATGGAAATATTTATCATAATGCATCATCAGGAATATATGCATCATCTTATAAAAATAGCTTAGAGACTGGTAAACAGATATTTTTCAACTTAATATCTTATTACGATTATAATGCTATTTTCTTTTATGATAAAAACCAGAATTTCATATCTTCTAAGACTTTAGCGAGTGTAAATAATGAGATTATAACTCCGCCTTCTAATGCAAAATATTGGGCCGTACGATTTACTTCACTCGATACAAATTTTGTAGCAAAGAAAGATACCAATTTTATCTACTTTGTTGAAAGTGTAGAGCCGCATTTCAAGGACTTAAATAAGAAATACGCCAAAGAGAGTGGGCAAGAATTTTTCCGTATTTCTATGGATGGCAAAATTAATCTGTTTGGCGATGCTTATGAAATTGTCAAGCAATCAAGTCTCGAGGACCAGCTCATATTTATTATTGATAAATATAATAGAACTTCTAAAAAATGGATTGAGTATTATAAAGGCGAATTTAATAAAACTGATTGTAAGTTTGACCATGATAAAAAGAAATGTGAACTTAAAACTACAGCGATAGATGATTATACAGAAGTCATGAATAAATATGAAAATACTTATGACCTTATAAAACTTGCTCCTGAAATATCAAAAATAAACTTGCATAAACGCTCACTCATGCAAGTTTATGTCCGTGGTGCCAATTCTATAACTAATTTCTTCGGTGGTACCTATTGGGAAGATGATGTGAATGAAAGCATAGATGACAATGCTGCGCTTATAAATAACTTCTATTTTTCCTATATAAAATCTGGTAATGAATTTTACATAGGAAATTCTAACAGAGAAGGTGTTAATGGCGTATATGCCGGAACTAATGGTTATTATAGCAACTGGAATGGCTATACTTGCTATTTAGAGAAAAATCCTGATGCTCGACCACCATTTACAGATGTAAGCTACTTTATTATGATAAAAAGAAATTCAGATAATAAAGTACTATATAAATCTGAAACAGCTGTTAATATCGATGATGAAACGCTGTTTTCAGAAGACCGAGATTACACTAATGATAAACACTTAAGATATACCTCTAAACTAATAGATGTGGGAAATGCTAAAAACTCATGTACTATAAGTAATTTGTTTACATATAGAATATATAGGCGCTTACTTTGTGATGTAGATACTGTAGAAGACTCAGAAGGTGTTAAAAATACCTATGATTTACCATCAGATGATTTTGCCACTGATAATAGAAACTATAAAAAATGTATTGGCTTAAAAGGAGGTTTATTCTTTTGTACTTCTAGAGCAGTAGATGAGCCAACAAAATATGGTCTAAATGATTACGGACAGTATTTTACTAACCAGTTTATTCCTAGTAGTACAGGTTTAGGAAGACCTTTGCCTATTAGCAAAAATTCATGGGCAAATGCTTCACTGTGGTATGTATATGATAGTTTTTATGAATATTTTGAAGAAAAATTAAGAAAACAGTATGTATTAAAAGATAGTTATTCTATTGGCGCGGTCATAAAGGCTATTCTCAAGAAAATAGACCCTACATTATCACATAAGCCAACTGCAGAATATAGCCAATTTTTATATGGCACAACTAATCCACTAGGATTAGCAAGATTTTATGTGTATATTACACAAAAAACCAATATATTAAAAGGTGATTATGACCAGCCTGCTCAGAAAGCTGAAACTTCACTCGAAGAGCTTATGAAAATGTTGCGTGATTGCTTTAGATGTTATTGGTATATTGAAGACAATAAATTCAAAATAGAGCACGTATACTTCTTTATGAATGGTGGAAGCTATTCTAGTAGGTCAAGCTATCAGCTTGATTTTACTAAACTTACAGACCAATTTAATAAGAAGCTATCATCTTATTTCCAATCTGAAGTAGAGTTTGAAAAATCAGACCTAAATCAGCGATACGAATTTGCATGGATGGACGATGTAACCGATTTGTTTGGTGGTGTAACCATTGATGTGAAATCTAATTATATACAAAAAGATAAAACAGAAGAAATAAACATTGGACAGTTTTCATCTGATGTGGATTATATGTTATTTAATCCAACAAACTTTTCAGAAGACGGTTTTGCACTTTTATGTCCTGTAAAAAATGGTTCACTACTTGAATTACCAATTCTTACTATAGATGGCCTTATTAATGAAAATGGCGATAGTTATAAAGCTATAGCACAAAACTGGTATGCATCGTGGATATATTTACAAAATATGTATATGTGGGATATGCCAGCATCAAACTTAGAGTCTAATGTAATTGGAAATATATACGCAAGAGATATTAAAAAATGCATGAAGCACACTATAGAATTTCCTACAGAAGAAGATTTAGATGAATTGGAACTTATTAAAACCTCCTTTGGGAATGGAAAAATAGATGAAATGTCTATCAATGTAAATACTAGACAGGCAAAGATAAATTTACTTTACCGGCCTCAATAAAATTGTGTGTTAAAAATTATTAAGAAATTTTCTTATATCGATTTTTATTTGTAAATTAGTAACATGAAGTTAGTGAATAATAACATATCGCCATTGCCTTTTTACGATAATCTTGCACTGCAAAATCATCGTAAAGATTATGCTTTTAGCCAGGTTTATCCACTAATAACATATAAGAATATGTTATTGCCTTTTCAAGTAGTTCTTGCTAGTGGCACATCTATAAGTTGGGTTAGGCTATATGATTTCAATACTGGGAAATTTATAGATATTTCTACGAGTATTAAAGAAAATGGCTTAAAGCTTGTGTCATATACAGGCTTTAAGGTTCTTAAATACCCAGGCACTCTTCCGGTGGTTGAAATTAAGCACGAAGGTCTATATTATTTAGCTATTTCTATATCAGGTCTAACTATATATTCTGATGTATTTACGGTATGTAACAGGGTAGATGATTATTTACTTTTAGAATATAGCAATTCTTATAATTTTGAGCTTAAAGGTGGCATGGTAGATTTTTCTGATAATTTCAAATTTAGGTGTTATCTTAATACTCAAGTTGGTAGACCTGAATATGACTTTGAAGAAGAAGCTACTGAGCGCATGGGCTATTCATTTATAGAAAGCCAAGTAAGCAAAAAGATATATAAGTTTACATTCTTAGCACCTGAATATTTATGTGATGCTCTTAGAATTGTGAGACTGTGTGATAATAAACAAATAACAAGCAAGCTCCAGACCTATGATTTGACTACATTCAACATGGAGCCTGAATGGGAAGAACAAGGTGATTTAGCATCAGTAAAATGTGAATTTGAAACTGATACTGTAATTGCTAACATAGGCGGATATACACCAGAATTGTTAGGAGGAAGAGATTTTAATAATGATTTTAATAATGATTTTAACATAGAATAATTATGGCAAATTGGTCAACACTTAAAGCAGCAATAGCACAGATTATTAAAACAAATAATAATCAAGAGATTACAGGTGCAAATATGCAGTCTGTACTTAATAATATTATTGATAATGTAGGAGAAAATGCTACATACGCAGGCATAGCAACACCAAGCACAAATCCCGGCGTACCAGATGGAAACGTATTCTACATCGCATCAGAGGCAGGCACATATTCAAATTTTAATAACTTAGTTTTGGATGCTGGAAATATAGGTATATTTGTTTATAAATCAAGTTGGAAATTAGATAAAATCCCCGTTTTAAATTCCAACGAAATAGCCCAAATCGTAAGCGTTAATTATTCCAAGAATAAATGGGCAGGTGGAGAAAAGTATTATATAGATGCTTCTATGGGAAATAGAGTTGATTCAGATAGTCATCTTACCACAGAACGCATATCATTAAAAGCAAGACAAAAATTACAATGCGGATATTTTACTTCTGTAAATGAAGATGGTACAGGAAAGAATTGGACTGATTTTAAACCAAACCAATTTGTAAATTATTGGGGTAAAGACGGAAAATTTGAAAGAAAAGTATCTTCAAGCATCAGCTTTCCATTTACGGCAGAAGAAGATTGTGAAGTATCATACACTTGGTTTTACACTGGAGAATTATCAGATTTTAAGATGAATAAATACTATGGGATGTTGATTATATCTGATACCGCACCAACTGAATATGTTAATGGCGGTAAAGCGATTTCACCTGCTATAATTATTCCGCAATTAGATGATTATATTAAGGATGACAATATTTCAAAAACCGTAGAAGCAGGCAATAACAACCCTGTTTCATCGGGGGCTGTATACGATGCTTTACAAGGATTTTTGAGTGCTGATGATATTGATGCTGAAATGGTAAGCGAGAAAACGGTATATTTAACAATTACTGCTAAAGCATTAAATGCAAGTGGTAAATTAGCAATTTCAAATGCTACAGCAATGGAAACTTTTGTCCCATTCAATCCAGCCACACCTTTAAAACTTACTTGCCCATCAAAGAAAGCAGTTTATCGTGTTGCCGTATATTCAGAGCCAAGCGAAGATGCCGATGAAGTATATGTATATACAAATCCATCAGACAATAAAATAGATGCAAGCGCCCATTCCAATTGTAAGTATTTCCGTTTCTGTATAAATGGACAAGTTAATCCATCCGCGGAAGCGTGGACAGCGACAGGGAATTTTGGTTATGAATTGCCAACAGAAAAAACCGTAGAAGCAGGCAATAACAACCCTGTTTCATCGGGGGCTGTATACGATACATTAAAAACTTTTAGTGAAAATCTAATTCAGTCTGAAGGAAAAATTCCAAATCTTTATGCGGGAGCACGTTTTTTTAATGAGAGGCAGAAAGTAGAGACGAATATATCCGGAAACGTCTATTATTTGTCTGATACCGGTAATGATTCAAATAGTGGGTTATCTAAAGATGATGCTTTTCTGACGGCGAATAAAGCATTATCTGTTCTTGCGAACGGAGATACTTTACTGATAGAAAGAGGCTGCCATTTCCGTGATGTCACTCAGCGAATAACCGATAAGAACTATATAAAGATTTCAGCTTACGGAGTTGGCGATAATCCCGTGTTCGAATATCTTTCTATTTTGACAAACTGGGAGAAAGTTTCAGAATACAATTATATATACAGGTGTAACGTCCATGTGACAAAATGCGTCGCAAAAAGAGGAATGACGCAGGTATTCGTGGACGGTAAGTATATGAATGCCGTGTATGATACTAATGACATGGAGGAAGCAGAAGCTATGAAATACCTCGATGAGCATCCTGACTCGTCTTCATGGTGCAGTTGTGGCAAATATTCAGAAGGATGGGAAGAGCAAGATTGTTACTACTATGTTTCTTTGTCCGATGCCCCAGAAAATCATGAAATAGAAGCTAATCTCAATTTTACTTCAGGATTTATCGGAATCGGAAATAAACACTTTGATATACGCCATCTTTGTCAAAGAGGTTCAGGTTATCGGGACGGATATAGTGCCGCTTATAATACTTATTTTGAAGATTGCCAGTTTCTTGATATTGCTCATCATGGAATTGTATTTTCAAAAGCATGTTTTCTAAATTGCACAATCAAATCAGAAGACCCAAGAGGATACCAATATCATTTTCTTACAGACGATAAATTGTCTGAAGATGAAGATTTGATATGTGTTAATTGTAAAGCAATAATGGGTGGTGTATATGGTTCAGCATTTTCGGGTCACAGAGGAGGTGAAGGTGGAATTGAAATAAAATATTCAAATTTGTATATTGAAGATTGCTATGTAGAAGGTGGTTCTTCCGTTATAGGTGATACAGAATATGTTAATCATTTACAAGTTCATAATTTAATTTTAAAAAATGCTGGATGTATTAAAGGCTCATCTAATAATCCAGGGAAAATAACTATTAACTCAATATTTGGTTCTATTAAGCAGAAACCATCTGGCAATAATTCCATTTTAGTTAGTGGGAATGGCGCTGAAAATATAGAAATAATAAACGCCCGGATTGAAATATATTGTCCCTATAATGATGCACAACAAGCCATTTGCTTATTTAGGAATAATGGAAATATCAATGGAAATTTTACCAACGTAATTATCAAAAATTCTATTTTTAAGTGGAACTTCTCAGATAATATGGAACCTAACGGCTATAATGCAATATTTCATTCATTATTAAATGACATGGATACTGGGGACTTTAATTTGGAAAATGTTATGTTCGTTGCTAATAAGACTATTCCTCTTGGCAAACCTGATATAGTACATCTTACCAATAGTATATTTTCTAACGTAATATTAGCAGGCGTTGATAAATCTGACGTAGAAAAAAATTGCGAAGAAATTACACTTGACAAGTATAACATAATGGGCCTGGAAAAACTCTTTGTAAACGGAGGTGTTATATGTGCAATATAAGTAATTTGTAGCGTAGGTAAAACATAACGTTCGGAGAACAGACAACACCAAGGGTGCGGGACCACCCGTCCCGACGAGCGTAAAATTGCAATTATGGACGAAAAAGTAAAAGAAAGCGTACTCGCACTATTGGAAGCAGCCGAGGCAGAGAGTAGGTAACACTAATTTCAACTGAGGCCGTGCTTGTTGAGTACGGCCTCTTTTACTTAAAAAACTTTAATAATATGGCAACAAGAAAAAGATTACCACTTGATATGTATGATGACATACCAATGGAAATGAGAAAATACCTTCGATTTCATGGATGGCATTTTAACAAAAAGGCATGTGATTTTGCAGTAAGTCTAATGCGCAAAAAGAATGCTTCTACTGGTAAGACAGAGAAGATAGAGCCTCTTACAAAAGACCAAGTTGACTCTATGCTTGCAAAATACGGTGTGACTCTAGAAAATAATGTAGATTACGACTACGTGTATGTTGCTAACATGGGAAAAGCTGATTTGCTTAAAAGCAGTATTACCGATGAGCAGCATTTAGCTTTATATGTAAAAGACGTAGTCGACGACATAGACGCAGGCGATGGAGAAATAATGCGTGAATGGGATGCTAAAATGACATCCAGAGGTATAGCCGTAGATTGGGAAGAAATTCTATGATAGCAGGAAAATTCTATCTTGAAAACTATGCTAATTGGCACATATCATACTTTATAATGACAGATGCTAATGATGCAGAAGAAATAATAGATGAGTTGTATAGCTTAAAATGTAGTAAACGATTTTTGAATAGGGCTAAAGAAATTTTATACTCAAATAGGCGTAATATAGGAATAGCTTATAGCAATCCTAAATATAAACGTAGCGCAATAGTAGTATCAAAAACTACTGATATTTGGGAATTTTTCAATAGCTTTGCTCATGAGGTAGACCACATTGAAAAGCATATTGCTAAAACGTTGAATTTCAGTCCTTATAGCGAAAGTGCCAGTTATTTGGTTGGTGAAATTATAAGAAACATGTTTTATAACATAACAAGGAAAATGCTATGTTAGAATTGATTGAAGCGAAAGACCTAGAAGCTCTTATGTTCTTTATAACTGTTAGAGTGATAATAATAATTATATGCTGGATTTTCTCTACTATAGCGTGTATCGTTGATTTTTGGAGTGGTACATTAACAGCAAAGATTTTAGGCGAAAAGCTTATGTCTCATGGCTTTAGGCGTACTGTTGTAAAAATAGGCGATTATGCTAGAGTTCTCATGTTTGCATTTATGGTAGATGCTTTAGGAAGCTTGCTATCATTTTACATACTGCCATTTGCAACTATGCTTTGTGCTTTAGCAATACTTTGTATAGAAGGCAAATCTGTATTAGAAAATAGTAAAAGAAGAAAAGCACATGCCGGAGATGTCCCAGATATGATTAAGCAGATTATTCAAGCAGCTACTACTGAACAAGGCCATGAGGTCTTTAATGAAATAGTAAAGCAAGTATCTCTTAACAGCAAAGAAAAATGAGAAAAATTAATAAGCTTATAGTGCATTGCTCAGCAACGCCTGAAGGTAGAGACGTTAAAACTGAAACTATCAGGGATTGGCACGTTAATGGTAATCACTGGAAGGATATTGGTTACCACTATGTGATTGAGCTTGATGGCTCTATTCATAAAGGTAGAGATGAAAGCGTGGTTGGAGCTCATTGTTCAGGCCAAAATGCCAATTCAATTGGTATTTGCTATGTTGGCGGTGTGGCTAAAGACGGTAAAACTTCTAAAGATACACGCACTGAGGCTCAAAAGCAATCATTGATAGATTTGCTCAAAAAGCTTAAGGCAAAATATCCAAATGCCACTATTCATGGGCACAGAGAATTTGCAGCTAAGGCATGCCCCAGCTTTGATGCTAAGTACGAGTATAAAGATCTCTGAACAAATAAAGCCATTCTCGCATATAAGAAATTATTCCGAGAATGGCTTTTATATTTATTATAATAGAATATAAATAAAAATACGAAATTATGCGAGAATTAACGAGAATAATTGTGCTTATACTTTTAGCCATTATGTTATATGGCTGTAAGTCAATTCAATATGTACTACCTGTAGAGACAATTAAAAGAGATACTACGTATATTTCACAAATCAAAATTGATAGTATATATCATAGAGACTCTATATATGTGGAGCACAAAGGCGATACTGTATATTTGAGTAAATACAAATATCTATATAAATATATAGAAAAACATGATACTCTTTGGCGCGAAAAGACTGATACAATCCAGGTCGTGTATCCTGTAGAAGCTCAACTTACTAAATGGCAAAAGATAAAAATTAATATGGGTGAATACCTAATAGCTGCCATAGTTTTAATAGTTATATGGCTGTGTGCAAAATACTTCATAAAGCGGTAAACAACAGAAACAATATAAACAAGTCATTGTTTACGCCTAAAGTGCTCAAAATTAATTACTTATATATACTGTAAACAAAGAAACAATAATTTCATTAAATCTTTTCGTATTAAAAGCCGATATTTCTTATTAACCTTAATGTTAATCGGAAATTAAGAAACTAAGTTTGAAATATATAGAGGTATTGTTTTTATTGTTTCTTTGTTTACAGCAATTTCAAAGCCGCACTAAAATTACTGTTTAATTATTTTTAACAAATAAATTCTCAAAAAATAATGGAAAAATTTTTTTCTTTCGAGAATAGTTTGTATATTTGCATATCGAAAATAAGATAATAAAATTCACCAAAATATGGAACAATTTAATATAGGTAATGTAATTGAGCACTACAAGCTAAATACGGAAGATTTAGCGAAGGTGTTATTTCCTACTGTTAAATATCCGAAACAGGCATTTGACCGTGTGTTAAAGGGTGAAGCCAATTTGGATGTTATACAGTTAGAGCGATTGGCCAATCATATTGGCGTGCTAGTAACTGATTTGTTTTCAGCAAATACTTGGAAAGGTTCATCTGAAGATGGATGCCTAACAATGCTGAAAGGCGAGTATAAAGTAAAGCTGAATTATAAAGGCGTGTACGTATCTATATATAAGAATAATGAGCTTATCCACCAAAAACTCTCAAACGTACCAGATATGACAGTAAACGAGTTTATTAACTATTTAGATAACTTCATTAAAAATTACGAAAATGGAAACCATTAAAATTTCTGTTGAGGTTAGCGTAAACCTGTCTGAAAATACGCAGAAGTTTTTAACTTCATTGTTTGCAGCAGGAGTTCCAAGTGGAGCTCAAGTAGCCGCTTCAGTTTCTAAACCTGTTCCTGCTGCGCCAGCAAAGCCAGCTCCTGCAAAACCTACTCCCCCGCCTGCAGCACCTGCCCAGACTCAGAGCGCTGCCGAGCCTGCTCCTTCAGCACCTGCTGCTCAGGCTGCTTCTTCTGCCTCTAAGAGCATAGAGGATGTGCGAGCAATGCTTGCAAAGAAGGTGAATGAGCACCGCGATGTAATCAAGCAGAAACTCAATGAGCTTGGAGCCCCGAGTGTAACAAGGCTTGACCCGGCTAAGTATGATGAAATGTATAACTTCTTAGAGTCACTGTAATTATGTCGAGTACAAAGAAATTGCAAAAAGCAGCTCAGAAGTTTCGCAGAGAAAATCCAGAGCTTTATGCTCAGTGTGCTATTCAATGCCGTTATTTGGCAAAATCGATAAAAGAATATGGCTCAAGCGACAAGTAGTACTAAACCACAGAAACATAGTCAGAGGAGTCATGCACTCCTCTCGGCTTCTGGAGCTGGAAGATGGCTTAATTGTACTCCATCTGCAAAGCTTGAAGATGAATACGGAGAAAAGAAGTCTTCAGTATATGCAGAAGAAGGTACATTAGCTCATGAGCTCTCAGAGCTTTACCTGAGAAAAGATACACTTAACAGCATTAGTGAGCAAGACTTTGACCAAAGGCTCGAAGAGATAATGGCAAATGACCTGTTCAGCGAGGAAATGCTTGAAGTTGTACCTATCTATACGGATTATTGCTCAGAACAATTAGCTGAAGCAAAAACTGAAAATCCGTTAGCCGTCATGGAAATTGAGCAGAAACTCGATTTGACAGAATATGTGCCTGAAAGCTTTGGAACAGCTGACTGTGTTGTTATCAATGACAACCTTATGGAAGTTATTGACTTAAAATATGGAAAAGGTGTTCCAGTATATGCTGAATGGAATAAGCAACTTATGCTTTATGGGCTTGGAGCTTTGCAGAAATATGATACAATGTACGATATAACGGAAGTGCGATTGACCATTATACAGCCTCGCATTAACAACATATCAAGTTGGCAAATATCTGTTGAAAAACTCCGCAGATGGGCAGAAGAGGAGCTTAGACCAAGAGCTGAACTTGCTTTTGAAGGTAAAGGAGAACTCAACGCTGGAGATTGGTGTAGATTTTGTGCTGTGCGTAATCAGTGTCGTAAGCTTTATGAGCAACAACTCGAAATTGCACAACACGAATTCGCAGATCCAGAGTTGTTAACCGATGATGAGATTGCTGATATAGTTAAGCGTGTGCCTAAGCTTATAGAATGGGCTAATTCAATAACAGAATATGCACAAACTAAAGCGGTTAACGAGAATAAGCAATGGCCGGGGCTTAAATTAGTTGAAGGAATTAGTCGACGCAAATGGGTTGATGAAGACCAAGCCTCAAATGCAATCTTTGCTCGCTGCCCTGAACTTTCAGAAGACGAGATTTTCAATATGAAGCTTAAGCCGATTACTTCTATTGAGAAGTTAGTAGGCAAAAAGCGTTTTGAGGAAATACTCTCAGATGTGGTTATCAAGCCACAAGGCAAACCTACTCTTGTACCGCTTGAAGACAAGAGACCAGCAATGGGATATGCTCAAGCACAACTAGATTTCAAAGAATAATAACAACTTAAATTAAAAGACAATGAGTAATCAAGTAAATTCAACCAAGGTTGTAACTGGCAAAGTAAGATTTTGCTATGTAAATGTGTTCGAGCCCACAGCTATGAATGAGGGTGATACTCCTAAGTACAATATCTGCATTCTTATTCCTAAGAGCGATACGGCTACTATTGACAAAATCAAGAAAGCCGTAGAAGCTGCAAAGGAAGCAGGTAAGGCAAAACTCGCAGATAAGAATGGCCGTATTCCAGCAAATCTCAAATTGCCTCTACGCGATGGCGATGAAGAACGTCCGGATGACCCAGCATTTGAGGACCACTATTTCATCAATGCAAACTCGATGCGTCAGCCGAGCATCGTGGACCGCTCACTCAATCCAATCATGAGCAGAGACGAGTTCTATTCAGGTTGCTATGGCCGCGCATCAATCAACTTCTATGCTTTCAATGTTTCATCCAAAGGCATCGCTACCGGATTGAACAATCTCCAGAAGCTCGAAGATGGAGAGATGTTGACTGGTGGCTCAACAGCTGAAGAAGATTTCGGTGGAGATAATGCTGTTCAGGATGACGATATGATGTAATTTCCTCTCTGCATTAATGAGTATAGTAGTTTAATGGTAAAACCACAGAGCGCCATTGGTTTGTGTGCCTGTTATGCGGGTTCGAGTCCCGCCTATACTCCTAATTTTATAATATCAAATAAGAAATAATGGCGAAATATCTTTTCATAGACGTTGAAACATTTTCCTCAGTAGATATTAAAGACTCTGGTGCCTATAAATATATAGAGTCACCAGACTTTGAGATACTGATTATAGGATATGCATTAGATGATGGGCCAGTTAACATTATTGATTTAGCTCAAGGCGAAGAAATGCCTGAAGAGTTTGAAGAAGCATTACTTGACCCAGAATGTGTAAAAGTTGCTCATAATGCAGTATTTGAGCGGCTTAGCTTTAAGCGAATAGGATATAATATTCCAGCGGAACAATGGTATTGTACTTCTGTAAAAGCTGCATATTGTGGCTTACCACTTTCATTGGATGGTGTATCAAAAGCTCTTAATCTTACAGATAAGAAGCTTGATACAGGTAAAGCACTTATTAAGTACTTTTCATGCCCATGTAAAGCAACTCGAGTTAATGGAATGCGTACGCGCAATTACCCAGAGCATGCTCCTGAGAAGTGGGAAATGTATAAAGAGTATAATAAATATGATGTCTTGGCTGAGCGCGAGATATTTCATAGGTTAGAGTCTTATATCATTCCAAAGATTGAGCGAGAAATGTACGTGCTTGACCAGAATATCAATGATAGAGGTATTTTGGTGGATATGGAGTTAGCAGAGTCTGCTATTGCAGTAGATAATACTTATACTTCTATATTAACTCAGCATGCTCAGCAATTAACAGGTCTTGAAAATCCAAATTCGCCTGTACAAATTCGGCAATGGATAGAAAAGAAAACAGGTAATGCTATATTGTCACTTTCAAAAGAAACAATGCCTGACCTGCTTAAAGAGTTTGCAGACTATCCAGATGTAATTGAGTTGCTTAATATACGCAAAAAGTTATCAAAAACTTCAATTAAAAAGTATTATGCTATGCTCAATTGTGCTATGAAAGACCACAGAGTTAGAGGTACGTTCCAATTCTATGGCGCAAATAGAACTGGTAGATGGGCAGGTAGATTATTGCAGTTGCAGAACTTATCAAAAAACCATATATCACATATCGAAGTACCGCGTGAACTAATTAGGGCCCGCGATTGGGAAACGGTTGAGATGATGTATGATGATGTTGCGGATATTCTTTCACAACTTGTAAGAACAGCACTTATACCACCACAAGGTATGAAATATGCAGTTGCTGACTTTTCAGCTATCGAAGCAAGAGTTATATCTTGGCTCGCTGATGAAAAGTGGCGATTAGATGTATTTCACGGTGACGGTAAGATTTATGAAGCAACTGGAGAAAAGATGTTTGGAGTGCCAAAGTCTGAAATTAAAAAAGGCTCAGTGCTTCGCGACAAGTCAAAAATATCCGAATTAGCATTAGGTTATGAAGGAGGTCTTGGCGCATTAAAGCGCATGGGTGGTGATAAAATGGGTCTTTCAGACACAGAAATGATGTCGCTCGTACGAAAATGGCGAATGGCAAATCCTGCTATTGTAGACATGTGGAAAGAAATAGATGAAGTGTCTAAAGAAGCAGTTAGATATCATAGAGCTGTAAAATGTACAAGTAAAAACGTGATATTTGACTGTGATGGAGAGTTTATGACAATAGAACTACCTGTTGGTAGAAAACTATTTTATTATAAGCCTGAATTCAAAGATAAGAAAATAGGCCGTTCTACAGTTCCAATTCGAAGTTTGTGCTATAGAGGCATCGACCAGACAACAAAACAATGGATAAGCATAGACACCTATGGCGGCAAACTAACAGAAAATATAGTTCAAGCTGTATCAAGAGATTTGTTAGGTGATGCTATGCTTAGAATGGAAAAAGCTGGATATGGAATTGTGGGTTCAATACACGATGAAGTTATAACAGAGGTTCCAGAAGAGAATGCTCAGCTATGGTATGATAATTTGGTAAAAATCATGTCAACTCCACCTTTGTGGGCACAAGACCTTCCACTTAATGCAGATGGAGGAGTTATGGATTTTTACCAAAAATGATTAGTATTTATGCAAGTAGATAAATTGAAATATGATGAAAATTTGAGCATAGCAGTTGGACTAAATGTTTCAAGTAAAGTATGGAAAAATACCAAAACTACTTGGAGCAATTTAGTTCAAAAGCTAGCTACTCCTGTAGTAACCGCTGAAACATATAAGCGGTTTATGAGTGCCACAAAAGAAGAGCAAAGCAAGATAAAAGATGTAGGCGGATTTGTAGGCGGATTTCTTACAAATGGTAGGCGTGATAAAACAAATGTACTTTACCGCCAGTTAATCACATTGGATATTGACTTTTCTCATGAGAACTTTTGGTGGGATTTTACAATGCTATTTGATTGTGCCGCGGTTATTCATTCGACTCACAAGTCATGCCCTGAAAAGCCACGACACAGATTGATAATTCCACTTGATAGAGAAGTATCGCAAGAAGAATATCAAGCTATTGCTCGAAAAGTCGCTGGAGACCTAAACATTGATTTGTTTGACCAGTCGACTTTTGATGTAAATAGACTTATGTTCTGGCCGTCTGTATCATCAGATATGGAGTACTACTTTGAATTTCAAGACGGACCTTTCCTTGAAGCTGATTATATTCTTGGGCTATATAATGATTGGCATGATACGAGCGAATGGCCAACTGCTACAGATAGCACAGATGTAATAATGCAGGCTATCAAAAAGCAAGAGGACCCAGAAGATAAAAAAGGCATAATTGGTGTTTTCTGCCGTACTTATACTATACAAGAAGCCATTGAGACTTTTCTTTCAGATGTATATACGCCAGCTGAAGAAGGGCGATATACATATATAAATGGCTCTACAGCTGCGGGCTTAATAGTCTATGATGATAAATTTGCATATTCTCACCATGGAACAGACCCTGCTGGAGGCAGATTATGTAATGCATTTGACTTAGTTCGCATACATAAATTTGGCCATTTAGATACAGGCAAAGAAAAAGAAGATAAAGATAAAAAGAGCTTTAAGGCAATGGAAGAATTTGCCTCTAAGGACTCTACAACAAAAAAGCATATTGCTGAAGAAAAGTTTGCTGAAGCTAAATTCGAGTTTGCGGAAGAAGCAAAAGCAGAAGTTCCTGAAGAGTATGATACTTCATGGACAGAAGAGCTTGATGCTAATACAAAAGGCGAATATGATAATTCTGCCAATAACTTGAATATAATAATTCAGCATGACCAATTCTTAAAAGATGTATTTAAGCTAAACATTTTTGATAATAAAAGATATGTTACACGTTCGTTACCATGGCGTAAAGTTGATACGGCAGAGCCTCTTCGTGATGTTGACTATTCTGGTGTTCGTAATTACATTGAGTGTGTTTATGGCATTGTGTCAAGTCAAAAAGTGGACGACGCGCTTGCGCTTGAATTTGAAAAGAAAAAGTTCCATCCGATAAGAGAGTATATATGTGCTCAAAAGTGGGATGGCATACCGAGAGTTAATACACTATTGATTGATTATTTTGGAGCAGAAGATAACGCTTATACTAGAGCCGCCATTAGGAAGACGTTGGTGGCGGCTGTTGCGAGGGTATTCGAGCCAGGTATTAAGTTCGATACAGCGCTTATACTTGTCGGAGAACAAGGAACATATAAAAGTACTTTCGTTAAAAAGCTCGGCATGGAATGGTTCTCAGATACATTCACGACTGTGCAGGGCAAGGAGTCATTTGAACAGATACAAGGGGCGTGGCTGATTGAAATGGCAGAGCTTTCAGGCCTTAAGAAAGCAGAAGTAGAGTCAATCAAGCACTACATATCAAAAAGAGAAGATATGTTCAGGCCGGCGTATGGTAGAACAGTAGAAACATATAAGCGTCAATGCGTATTTTTTGGTACTACTAACAACAAAGATTTCTTACGTGACCCGACAGGAAATAGACGATTTATGCCTATAGATGTAAGACCAGAATATGCCACAAAGTCTGTAAATGACGACCTTACACAAGATGAAGTAAATCAAATATGGGCTGAAGCATATCAACTATATTTGGCAAAAGAGCCTTTATACCTTGTTGGTGATGAAGATATAATTGCTAAGATTGAGCAACATAAACACTCAGAAGCAGATGAGCGAAAAGGTATTATTGAAGAATATCTTAATACTAAATTTCCAGATGATTGGGATAAAATGGACCTGTACGACAGAAGACGTTGGCTTGAAGATCCGTTGTCTAAAAACGGTACAGTACAAAAAGACTTTGTCTGCATTGCTGAAGTATGGTGTGAGTGCCTTGGCAAAGATAAGACAGAAATGTCAAGATATAATACCAGAGAGGTTAATGAAATTCTTAGGTCATTGCCTGAATGGGAAGCTATAGCATCCACTAAGAACTTTCCTTTATACGGTAAACAGAAATACTATAAACGTAAAGATAGTTTATTATGATTGATTTTAAGTGTAATTGTGCTATATGCCATAGGCTTATAAGCAAGAAAGATAAGAAAAATTACCTGTTTGAAATTGACGGTATTAAACTTTGCTATAATCATTTTCAAATGGTATTGTGTGCTGGATTATTATTTGAAGGCATGGACGATGAATGGCATTTTATTAACGCTAATGATATAAGATTATTATGATAGCAAATTTTTATAAACAACTTTCAGGTCAGAGTATAAAAGAAGCAACGTTGTTATGCTCAAAGAATATAGAAAGCATACCAAAAATAGATATGTTAGTTAAATTCTCAGGCCAATATTTTAAGGTTATTAAAGTAATTTTTAATATCGATACAATAGAATATGATATTTATATGAAAAGGTATGGAAATAACTAGTGAGAAAGTTATAGAGCGAAAGCTAGTAGAACTAGTCAAATTAAATGGTGGTATGTGCATAAAACTGCTGTGTGACCAACTTATAGGCTTACCAGATAGAATGTGCTTATTTCCGGGCCATAAAATAGTTTTTGTGGAATTAAAAACAACTGGACGAAAGCCTAAGCGCATACAGGCATATATGCACAATAAGCTTAGAGCTTTGGGCTTTAGAGTTGAAGTAATAGATACAGTAGAAAGCGTAATAAACTTTGTAGATGATATTGTATTAAGCAAATGAAAGAAACAGATTTACATAAATACCAATTAGCCTGTGCGGAGCATATAATTACTCACCCATTTTGTGGAGTATTTCTTGATATGGGATTGGGTAAGACAGTATCAACACTGACGGCTGTAAACTATTTGATATTTGACTATCTTGAGATTAACTCGGTGTTAGTCATAGCACCAAAGCGAGTAGCTGAGTCAGTTTGGCAAGAAGAAGCAGAGAAATGGGACCACTTAAAGCATTTGCGCTTTTCTAAGATTATAGGTACTGCTAAACAGCGAATAGCAGCTGTTATGGAAACAAAAGCTGATATTTATATCATATCAAGAGATAATGTTGCATGGCTTTGTGCTTTATATGGTGGAGGCAAATTACCTTTTGATATGGTAGTAGTCGATGAGCTTAGCAGTTTTAAGTCTTATAAATCAGAGCGTTTTAAGGCATTACGCGGCGCAAGACCTTATCTTAAAAGGTTAGTAGGACTAACTGGTACACCCGCTCCAAATGGACTTATTGATTTGTGGCCTCAAATATATCTTATGGATAGAGGCGAGCGCCTTGAAAAGACAATATCCAGATATAGAGAAAAATATTTCCGCCCAGGCCAAACGAATGGTCATGTCGTATATTCTTATGATTTGATGAGTGACTCAGAATATCTCATTCACAAGAAAATAGAGGACATTTGCATAAGCATGAAAGCCGACGATTATCTTGAAATGCCGTTTAGGACAGATAACTATATAAAGCTTAGAATGCCTGAAGCTCTAAAGAAGCAATACGATGACTTTGAAAAGAATAAAGTGCTTGACTTAATAAGCGCTACTGAAACGATTGAGCAAGAAGACGAAAATGGTAATTCAGTATTTGTTGAAAAGCCTGTGGAAGTAAACGTAGTCAATGCCGCTGCCCTTTCAAATAAATTACTTCAATTTGCTAATGGAGCTATATATGATGAAGAAAGAAATGTGTTTCCAATTCATGATATTAAGCTTGAAGCTCTTAAGGAGATAATTGAAGATGCAAATGGCCAATCTGTGCTTGTAGCATGGACCTATCAATTCGATAGAGATAGAATTGTTAAGTATCTTAAAAAATATAAGCCAAGAGAGCTTAAAAACAATAAAGATATTGAAGACTGGAATGCTGGTAAAATACAAGTTATGTTGGCACATCCAGCATCAGCAGGTCATGGGCTTAATCTTCAAGCAGGAGGTAGCATAATAGTTTGGTTTGGGCAAACATGGAGTCTTGAATTATATCAGCAGTTTAATGCTCGATTATATCGCCAGGGACAGCAAAATCATGTTGTTATAAACCATTTAATTTTGCAAGGCACTCATGATGAAGATGTAATCAGAGCACTTAAAGCAAAAGATAAAAAGCAAAATGCCTTAATGGATAGTATAAAAGCAAAAATCGACAAATATAAAAAATATATGTAATATGGGAAGAAATGGTAAAAAAGCTCCAGTATTTCTGGAAATGGTAAAATTTGTTAACGATAATGTTGGCAAAGTAGTAAGTTCAAAAGAAATTTTGCTTGGTAAAGAGCCAGATAGAAACTCAGAAACCGCGTATCTTTATAAGTTTGTAAAACTTGGATATGTAGAGCCTGTAGGCGATAATAGCTTTGTGAAAGATAAAACAGCAAGCTTTAAGGTGATAAAAGAATTTCCTAAACATTACAATTCTGTTATGTTTATGGATGAACTGAGAGTGGCAAATGGGTATATACCAGATAATCGTAATCGTAAAGTATATTGATATGAAAGCAACAGATGTACAAATAGGTGGTAGTCATTATAAAGATATGGCTATGCAACCAATAGAGCTTATAACTGCTTTAAGATGCTCTTTTATACAAGGATGCATTATAAAATATATTAGTAGGTATAAAGCTAAAAATGGAGTGCAGGATATAAAGAAATGTATTCATTATGCTCAGTTAGCTATTCAGTTAGGAGATAAAAGAAGATGCAATGATAAAACTCTCTCTCTTAACATAAATAAGTTTATTATTAAAAATAAGCTAACAATACTTCAGCGGAGAATTATTACTCAAACTGCGTATAATAACTATGAGCAAGTTATTCAATTTTGCAAAGAATTACTGCAAATAGAATATCCAGAAGAGCAATAAAATCTGGCCAAGTTAAGAAGTGTTAAGTGAATGCATTTTATAATGAAAAAATTTTCTATTCTCGGAGAAAATTAGTATATTTGCATATCTAAATAAAGATAATAAAATGGACAAGAAAAGAACCTTTCAGCAAATAGCCAAAGATATAAAGTCAATATGGCTTAATGTATATTTTGGCGCAGTGCCTTATTTAGAGGCAATGCTAACACTTGATACTTCAGACCCGAATGCTATGTATCTTTATGATACTGCAGGAGATATTGTTAGATACTTCTTGGCAAATGCACAAACATTTAGGGGTACTGATGCAAAAAGATTAAAAGCAGAACTAAAATCGATGCTGTAATGGATGAGATACTTAAACTGTTAAAAGAGAATAACGAAATGCTTAAGGAAATACTGGTTTTCCTTAGGTATTTCCAAGAAAATGACGATATGAGGCAGTTTAGTATAAACGTTGCAGCAGACCTTTTTGTGGAAATGCTTGAGAATAATCCAGAGTTAAAAGATAAAATAATAAATAGTTTCAAAGCATGAGTAATATATTAGAACAAGCAAACAAGATTGTAAATGAACGCTCAGAGGAAAAAGAGCGTCAATATGGGCCATTCCAGGCATCAATGGAAAGAGCAGCAGCTCTTTATAACTTGATGTCGCCTAAAGACCAGCAAATAACAACTGCTGGTATGTATAGAGCTATGATAGCTCTTAAGTTATCGCGTGAGGCTTATGCGCACAAAGAGGATAATCTTCTTGATGCAGTAGCTTACATGGGCTCTATGAATGACTACTTAGAAGAACATAAAGAAATTTTTAATGACAAATAATCATGAAGCAGTTTATTAAAAATTTTTTAATAGGTTTATACCTTGTACCTATAGCAATAGTGATAGCATGTGTAATGATTTCGCCTATATTTATTATGATGCATGTGCATAGTGAATGTATACAAGGGCTACTACTGTTAGTATATATGGCTTTATTATTTGCCGCCATTGTGTCGACTATTAACAAACTATCAAAAAATAATAAAGAACTTAGAGATAAAATTAAAAATAATTATGACAAAAGTTTATAACACAACAGACCTCAGACCAGACCAGGCGTTTGAGCGTCATGTATTCCACAGAGACCAGTTTGCGCATTATTTGCGTTGGACTCACATTTTGAAAGAAGCCAAGATAGGTGAATCTATCGTTGATTTTGGCTGCGGGGCTGCTAATTTACTTGAGGTGTTATACCGAAACAAATTTAAGCAGAAAGAGTATATTGGTATTGATATTCGCGAAAAAACAATTCAAGAAGCAGCTGAGAAGTATGCCAATGTACCTTGGGCTCATTTCTATGTTGCTGACCTTGTTAAAAACTACATGGATTTCAGCAAGTTTAATGCTGACAAAGTCTGTGCTTTTGAAGTGCTCGAGCATGTTGGTAAACAGAATGCAGATGCATTTTTGGAGAACTTTAAGGCCTGTGGTAATAACAACGCTACTTATTACCTTTCAACTCCAAATTATGACCCATCAGTTGGAGCGGCTGGTAATCATACTTATGATTCAGGTGATGGCCGCGGAGTTGATGTGCAAGAGTTTGACCATTGGGAGCTTGAAGGCATATTGCTGAAACATTTCAACATAGTAAAGAAGTTCGGTACATTTGCTTCGGCTAAAGACTATAAGCCACTGATGAATGATTGGCAGCAGAAAATGTTTGATGCTCTTAAAGAGTATTATGACTCAAACCTCATTGCCAATATAATGGCTCCTATGTTCCCGGATGCTTCACGTAATACTCTTTGGGTATTAAAGCGTAAGCCTGGAGATGTAAAGATTGTAAAACCAATTGAAAGTGACAACGATTTATTTTAACCAGATATGAAAAAGTTATATCAATATCCATTTTCATGCATTATACAGCTATTACTTTGCAAAATAGGTATTGCGTGTCATAATCCATTTAGAGATGAATGCACTCCAGATTTTGAGTGTTGTAGTTCGCTACATAAAGAACGATACTGGCTGCGAATTAGTGCATCGAAATTACCTATAAAAGTAGAAGTATCTTATAAGCCGACAGCTGCCGTAGGTACTGAAGGTAGAACTTTCATAAAAACAAAAACTTTATGCCTTTTCAACAAACAAATATTTTCTTACAACAAAAAAATTATAAAAGTTATCAACATGAAAGAAATACTCTTTAAACTCAATGACTTTTGCAATGCAAATAGAATTGAGTATATGGTAACAGGTACAACTGCTCTGGCTATGCTCGGAGTTCCGTCTAATCCACAGGATATAGATATAAAGGTGTTTCATTTGAAAGAAGAGCAGGAAGCAAAGTTAAAAGAACTTTAATTCCTGTCTGGCCTTGAGAATGAAAACTATGAAGAAGGCAAGTGTTACTCATTTGTAATTGGTGGAATCAAGATAAATGCTATCATTGACAAGACTGAAAGCTATGATGAGATTATATCCAAAGAGGTAGTATTGGATATAATTGACGAGTCTCATGCAAAACATCATCTTATAGGTGTTCAGCTAGTAGCTCTCGCCTTAAAAGATAAGATGAAGCTCAGAAGAGATAAAGACAAAACATATATGTTGAACTTAATTGCTAATTTGGCGTCATTATGAAAAGTTTAATTTCAGTAACTCCAAGAGAGTTTAAACGCAACTTCAATGAAGTAATGGAAATGTGCACAGATATGTGCATGACAACCAATCAGGAGATTATTATCACTGTTCCGAGCAGAAAGTCAAATACTCATGCAGAAATAGCTAAGCTCGTTCCTGTAGAAAATGGCAGAGGTATTAAGTATGAGTACGACAAAGAACTTATGGATAAGCATGGCATTAACACTTCTAATCCTAAGCTTTCAAAAATTGGAGCTATCATGGCTGACGCTTTTGAAAAAGAAGGAGTTTACAGCCTTATAAGTCCAGAAGTTGAACATAGACTTGCTAGAGCCGTAGAAACAGCAGCTAAGGAACTTGTTAAAATAGTGTAGTTATGAAGTTTGCAAAAATAAGAAATGTAAAGTCTCCTGTTCGTGGGACTGGTAAAGCAGCAGGAATTGATTTTTTCGTTCCTAACTTTGGCAGTAACAAAGGCTTTATCGTAAATCCAGGAACTGATGTTTTGATACCATCAGGTATTAAGATAGAAATTCCAGAAGGATATATGCTTATGGCAGCCGATAAATCAGGAGTTGTAACTTCTAAACGGGCTTGCCTTGGAGCTGGTAGAATACCGAAAGCAGAAGCATTTGAAAGCATCGTTATCCTCGGAGCCAAGATTGTAGATGAAGATTACCAAGGTGAAATTCATATACATGTTGTTAATGTCGGCAAAGCCAAGGTCCACATTAAGCCAGGTATGAAAATAGCACAATTTATTCTTGTGCCTGTATCGTATGAAGGCCTTGAAGAAGTTTCTGAGTCAGAGCTTTTCAGCCGTTCATCCGAGCGTGGTGATGGAGCACTCGGGTCTACTGGGTCATACTAAGGATTGATTTTCACATTATTCTCGCGCGCAATATCGCGCTTTAAGTACATGAATGATTGAATAATAATGGAATAATAAGCGTGCTCTAGAACGCGCGAGAATATATAAACTTTAAGCACATGAAACAGCTCAAGAAGAAAACAGTTGAAATTCCACGAGTTATTTATACAGACCAATTTCTTAGATTTGTGGCTGTTTATGCCAACAGATTTAAGGCCACAAATGGGTATGGTAGATGGCTTGCTGAATATAGGCGAATGGATGAGCATGGATGGTTTAAGCCAGAAAAGTTGAGAGAGCTTTATATCGATATATTAAAAGATACAAGCGCTTTGTCTTATATATACTGGGATGCAGTACACTATATTTGTATACAAGCTCTTGATGCTACCAAAGCTTTTGTATCAGCCAATTCATTTGAAATAAGAGTAATTACTGGCGAAATAGCATTTGACGATAACGACGAAGAACTTACAGGCTTATCTATGGAAGAAGCAATAAGTATTTGCAATGCCATGAATGAGGAAGCTGAAGAATTGTTGTTTAGAGTTTATAACAGTAACACTAATAAAATAGTTAAATGATATGGCAAAGTATATAGAAGATGAAGTTCACATTGAAAGTCCGATGGATTTAGAAGCTGAATTATGTAAATATAATTGCAAAACTGAAAAAGAACTTGATGAGCTTCTTTGGTATGATTATGGAGTTGCACTTATATTAGATTATAAAGAAGAGAATAACGTATGAATATAGCTTATAAAAATGCTACTGAGGCTTTTGAAGACCTATATGCTTTTATTATGGGCCAAGGAGTAAATACTAATGTTGGAACAAAAGCTGTTTACAATGTTGGTTTTTACTTACTTAATCCTCAGCAACGCATCATAACAACAGAATGGCGTAAATTCAGTGAACGATATGCAGAGCGCGAATATGCCTGGTATATGTCATGTGATAGGAGTGTAGCTGAAATTAAAAAGCATGCTCCTATATGGGATAAAATGCATGGTGGAGATAACATTGTCAATTCTAATTATGGATGGCAGTGGACTCGCAATCACCAATTGGCAAAGTGCATTAAACAGCTTAAAGAGAATAAAGATACTCGTCAAGCTTGGTTTACTATATTTGATGGCAAAGAAAAAGATGACTATGAGTATGATACGCCTTGTACATTATCAGTCGGATTTGATATTAAGCCTCAAATAGGAACTCTTGATATGTGCGTAACTATGCGAAGCAACGATCTGGTTTACGGTTTTTGTAATGACCAATACTGCTGGACAAAGCTTCAACAATTAGTTGCAGATGAGCTCGGTGTGTCAATAGGCACTTATTACCATTTTGCTCATGATTTGCATATATATAAGAGACACTTTGATATGCAAGAAAAGTATTATAAACAACAACTTAAAAACTTATAAAAAAATGAAGTTGGAAGATTTGAAAGTTATTGATATTATTCAAATGCCCCAGTTTGAAAAGCATATTGAGGCTTTGATTAAGGATTTGGACCTAACTCGTACAAAGATTATGAATGAGCATCCAGGTGTTCAATTCAAAAGAGGCCTCGTCGAAAGATTACAGGAGAAAAAGGTATTTGGACCTAAAGCTCTTGCTGCTCTTTACGCGAAAGTAGTCGATAAGACTATAAATGCAAGCGAATATCCTTCTACACTTAGAACTTTTATTAAAAGGATAGGTGATGAAGCTTTTCATAGAACATATGTTGAATTAAAGCAAGCAGAAGATGAACAATCCAATAAGGGAGATAATAAAGAGCAATCTGCAGAAATTGAGCAAAGATGAGTTAGTTGATGCACTGGCTGATGTTTATATGGCATGTCCTCCATTTAGTATAGCGAATATGCTAAGTAACGTACAAGAAATAAAAAGTCCTATAAAAGAAGCTATAAACCAGCAGGCAAATATGCAGCGCGTAAATGCACAATTTGCAGAAATAAAACAACCATTAAGTATATTAGAAAAATTATGGAAATAACATTGCATGAGATATTAGCATTGGTTCTTTTTAGCTCAGGAATATTTAGCTTGGGTATGAACGCAGGAAAGTATTTATATAAAAAAGGATTATGGAAATGAAAAAGGTACTTAAATTTTTATGGAGATGTGTAGGTGTACTTTATTTCCCTATATATCTATTGGCCTGGGTATTGCATAAAATAGCAAGGCTCATGCTTGCAATCGCATATTTTGGATTGCTTAACAAGCAAGCTAGAAAAGATATAATCAAGTCTTTATTTAAGTGGCATGGAAGATATTAAGCAATATGGAGATTTAACCGAAAAGGAACTCTTTGAATTTCTCGATGAAATTAAAAGCGATGATGAGGATATTCAAGAGGCTCAATCTGAGGCAATTGAAAAAATTACCTTGGAAGAAGAGCATGTTGAATTATCTGAAGAAGAGCAGGAAAACAGAGAGATTGAAGCTAGATATGGAGATAAAATGCCATGGACAGGCTTAGGTCCAAACAATTGCCGAGGTGTAAAACTGTTTGGACCTGAGGGACAGCGCAGAGCTGCGATGGCTAGCATAGAAGCTAAAAGGAAAAAGTCTCAACGACTTAAAGAAGACAGAATACGTATTCAGCGTGAAGCTTTCAGGCAAGAATATATACGCCTGAGTGACCCTATAGGAAATGAAAGGATTAAGCTGTTAGTTTCATCACTTGTTAAAGAACACACAAGAATGGTTGATAAATACTCAACTTATATAAACAAGCGATTAACTACTTTACTTAATCCTTTTATTCCACGTAGGTTAAGAACATGTAAAAGCTTATATCCTGACTCAATTCGTCCATGCCCTGGCTTTTTATATAAAGCAAGTGAGGAATACGGTGCTGGGTTAACTTTCTGGGCAATGCCTAATATTCCATATTACTTTGCTCAAAATACAGAGCAGAAAGTTCTTATGGAGCATAAATCACCATTCTTGGTAAATGTGGACCAGTCCATAAAGTTCTATCATGAGCATCTTAAAAAAAGAGCGGACAAAGAGCTTAAATATGCTTCTTTAATATACCAAAAAGGCGTATATTCATACTTTGACCTGTTAAGGCTTAATCCATTTTGGTATGAAGTTCTATATAACGATTTGCAAAACAAAATTAAAGAAATAATATGAAAAGTAATAACACTAAATTAGCATTGCCAAGAATTTTAATCTATCAAGATGAAGACTGTAAAATCCTGGTAGATTATTTTGTGTATAACGGCTTTCAAGTAATAACCTCAACTGAGAATGATATACTAATCAAAATCAGAGAAAAGAATTATGACTTATGCATATTAAGCCATTATAAAACAACAGATGCCTCTATGAGGCTAAAGCCATTAAAATTTTTGCGCAAATCAGATGATAAAATACCAGTAATAATGATATCAGACAAGGCCCGATATGAGTATGTTATTGAAGCATTCGATGAAGGTGCAGATGATTACGTTATAAGGCCATATAACATTGAAGAGCTTATAAGAAGAATAAAAGCTGTTTTGAAAAGATGTGGTGTGCGAGTAAGAAGTATAGAGCCATCTTATGAGATAGGCGATTACCTGTTTAATACAGTAGATAAAATTCTTACTATAGGCAATGTAAAAACACAGCTTAGTAATAAACAAAGCCAAGTTCTTGCTTTATTATGTGCCTATAAAAACGAAACATTACCCAAGAAAATACTTATGCAACAAGTATGGACTGATGATAACTACTTTAATAAACGTAGCTTAGATGTCCATATGTGCATGCTGCGAAATATGCTTAAAATGGATAACCGAGTAGTTATAGAAACCATACGAGGAGTCGGTTATTCTCTCGTTATAAAAGAAGATGAAAGCTTAATGTAAAAAAAAAGCAGACTACTTTTCTGTAGTCTGCCTTATATTTCTCTCGTTCACTTGTTAAGCTACGCGTTTCTTGAAATTCTTCAAAAAATACAAACTCATTTTTCCTGTCGCAAAATCCTCATCTTGATTGCCTGTATGAAAACACTTAAGGCCATATTTATTGGTATAAACCTTAAAATCACCGCGTAATTCTCTCGTTCCAGTTTGGTTATTAAACCACCACACTTTAATATGATTTGCATCAAGCCATTTTATTTGCTGCTGAATATATTTGGTAAGGTCCTCATATTCATCATAATCGGCTTGGTCTTCAACATACGGAACAAAAGTACATTCTATAAGGTCTGAGTCATCAACCGCTTTCCAATCATCTTCTATATAAAAATTATTGGAAAACATTTCAGATACCTCATTGGCTTCTTCCAAATTGTCTTCGTCTAATGGCTCTTCGCCATAATACAAAAAGCAAAAAGCATCATTTGATATTTGCAAAGTCTGCTTTTTGCTGTAATCTAAAACAAAATTACTCATTTATTCTCCTGTTCTATAGTTTCACGATATTTCTTCTCAAGCTCCGCTATTTCATCTAAAGCAGCTTGAGGCTGAACTAATTGAACAGCGATTGGCAGTTCATTTTCTTCTTGCATTGCTTGAACTGACTGAGAGCCATCAAGCAAATTCTCTTGCTGTACCTCTTGGGTATTCTCTTGTTCATTTATTTCCATATTGCAATTATTTATTTTTGTTCAACATTTCTCTCGTTGGGCCTTGTGATATTCTCCTGTCCAATTGTGGCGGATATTCTCTCGGCCATTTCCTCTGTTAACTCCTGTACCACACTCGGGGTCCAATGTGGACAATTGCTGCATAGTCCACTGTGCACACGAGCTACACAGCTTGTACACTCAGGCATAAGCTGTTTAATCATAATGGCCATGCGGCTTTTATGTGTTCTAGTGTGTAACATTTTTTAACAGCTTCACTTTTGTTCTTTTATAGGCTAAAGTACAAAATAATCTTGATATAAATCACTGTTTTACAGACTTTAACATAAAAATTTTTCACTGGTTTATTGCAGCTTTAATATAAAAATATAGAGCTCTAAATGCCTCGAAAATATATGAAATTTCATTATTCTCGTTCATTCTCTCCTCATTTCTTTTTATAGATTTAGTTTACTATTATTCTCAAATAAAAGTGTCCTAGAAGCCAAGAAAATGAGTCAACTTTTTAGCCATAAATTTAACAGCTATTTATATAACTGCTTGGTGGCTTAAAGCTCAAGAAAGTCCATGCCTCAATTCATGTTATAGACTTTATAAAAATACGTTGATAGATACATTTCTTTTGACCTCTATCGTGTCAAATTGAGTTAACCCATGTTATAGTACACCTAAAGCCTAAAAGTGTCCTAGAACGCGAAAGAAGCATGTTTCTATGAGTTTACATATTTTAACATAAATCGCAATAATACAAAAATAGCCGCATATTTAGATATGCAGCAAAAAAAGAGCCGCCTCTTTCGAGACGGCTCCATGGGAGAAACGGTGTCAGGTGGCTGTATTATGCAAGTGACTCCTCTTCGGCTGTAGTCTCAGCAGGAGCTTCGGCAGTTTCTCCATTTGCCTGACCGGCAAAATATTCATCCAGCTCCTTCTTTGCATCCTCGAGCTGCTTCTTTTTGGCTTCCAGCTCTTCCTGAGCTTTCTGCAGCTTCTCCTCTGCCTTCTTCACATTCTCCTCGCAGCGAATTACGCGGTTCTGAGGAGTATTTGAAGTGCGGGTTGCCGCTGCCTCACGGCGCTCCAAATACTTGGCATTGAGCTGTGCGCCTTCTTCGTCGAACTCTTCGGCAATCTTAATGCCCTCAGCTTTTACAACTTTGTGCATAGTCTTCGTTGCAAGCGGATTGCCCTCAATAGGAGTCGGAACTGAAATGCGGTAGAGCAAGCGCTGAGCTCGTTTGTCAGGCATGATTGCCACAATACGGCCGATTACCATTTCAATGTGCTCTTCGCCGTTTTCGTCTGTAGTACGGTATTTCTCAAATTCTACCAGTTTACCTACATTGCCGATAACTTCGTTAACCTCTTCGGCAATTGCTTCCGGTGTCCATTCAACTTTGTCTGCCGGGTCTTTTGCTTTGCGAGCGCGGGCTTTCTTCTCCGGCTCAACAACTTCGTCCAGAATACGAACGAGATTGCTGTCATGTACCTTAATGATGCGGCGTCCGTCGTCTGTCTTGATTGCATAGAGCACCTTATTGTTGCGCTTCTCTTCAATCACTCCGGCAATATAGCCGTCAACCCATTCCACGGTGTTGAAAGGAACTGCCTGACAACGGTGGTTAACATTCTTCTTCAGCTCTTCAGCCAGTGCATGACGGTCCTCATCGGTCATCTTTGGCTTTTTCTCCTGAGTTGCCTTGCTGCTATTGTAAACCGGGTTGAGTCCGCCATTTTCTTCAGCTGCCTTGATAGCTGCTTCTTCCTCAGGGCTGAGCTGAGTTTCTTCTTCACTTGCAGGAGCGGCAGGAGTCTCTTCTGCGGTTGCCTCAGGAGCTGCAGGAGCAGCGGGGGCCTGAGCCTGTTCACGAGCTGCGAGTACGGCCTCGATAGCCTTCTTGTCTTCATCACTTGCTGTTGCCAAAAGAGCGTTCAGCTTCTTCGTTGTCATCTGCGAAAATTTCATTGTTGCCATAATACTGTAAATTTTGAATTGTTATTAAAATGTTATTGTTTAACTTTGATATTGCAAATATACTATGTTTTTTTGAATTATTGAGCCGCTTTGGGAACTTTTTTCCAAGTTTTATGTTAAAAAATATCGATTGAGTTTCTTAAACGGCCCTAAGAGTCCGAGAGTACTTATGTTATATCCCTCCTTGCCAAAGAATTTGAGTGCCATATTAGCCAATTTCGTTGTCCCTAAGGCATCTGAAGGCGATACTATGATAGCTACACAACCCTCATCATTGGACACGATAGCACAATCCGAAATGGCTTCTATGAAGTTCTCCATACTGTCCAAATTCTCTCGAGTGGCCTCAACTTCAAGCCTATAAACCGTTACAAACATTTCATTTCTTGCCATGTTATTTAGCTTTTACGGTTTTGTAGCTCTTGCTTACCTCTACACTGAACACGCCGTGCCAAAGAGCAAATCGGATTGCTGTTTCTGAGTTGTCTTGTTCAACTGCAATTGTCGGTGTCAAAAACAATGTTTCTGACTTAGTTGCTGAAAATTTCATTGTTACCATATTACTGTAAATTTTTATTAGTTGCTCCACAACAATATTGCGAAAGCAAGGGTTAAACTTAGTGCCGCTGTAGGTGTCGCTCCTAAACCGTTTCTATCCGCAGCGGCTAAGGTCATGCATTCTCTTGAGGAGTGCCGTCCCATTCTGTTACTTGCTCGAGTACAATATACCGGCGTTGCTTTGCGCGGCACATAAGAGCCGCATAGCTGTCTGCGTCTGTTTTGTTATCAAACTTCTCCACAACTGTGGGATTGAAACCGCCGCTATAGGCAACTGCTACATAAAAAACTGTTGTTTCCATATTTGTTATATCTTTTAATTGTTTTGGCTATCGCCATATCTTTTAATTGTTTTGGCTATCGCCATATCTTTTTAATTGTTTTGGCTATCGCCATATCTTTTTAAGTATATGCAAATATACTACTTTTATTTTAATCTGGTTACTGCTTTAAGAACTTTTTTCGTTAAATAATGTTGGTTATTTTACGTTCATTCTTGCTGCATATTCATCAATTTGTTCTCTTGTAAGCCACTCAGGTTTAACCGGCAACAAGTCATAAAGCTCTCGCATTTTATCGATTTGTTTCTGCTCGTCATGGGCCCACAATGCTGAGCGTTTCGGCCGCCGTGGCCAAGATAGTAATTGCAATCGCATTGAAGCCGGTTGAGTAGCATGTACTCAAATTTATAGTCTCTTGCTGCCATGTTAGTATATTCTTAGAAATTTGTGCAAATATAGTCTCTTGCCGTATTTCACAATATACGCATAGCCATTTCTCTTGCTGTAGCGTATCTCTTGCCAACGGCCTCTCGTGACCTCTGAGTCCTTTACTGTGAACATGATTGTGCTCACGTATCTTGCCGCATCGCCTGAATGGCTTATTTGTATCTCAATGCACTTGGCTCCGTCATGCAAAACTCCTGTTCTCTTGAACTGCGATTTTCCATTATTCTCCCGTATTTAGATATTGTTTCACTTGTCCAAACCGTACACCAAAGCTTATGTAACAACTCTCGGCAATATTGCCAATTGTGCCCAGCAGGAGAGTCGAACTCCTGTGCAGCCTTCCCGGCCTGGGCTAAATATCCGCATCAGCGGATATTTACGCCGTTTTCGTCCACGGTTATTATTTCGAGCAGCATTGCCTCTCCCGGTATTTCTCTCGTTTCGACAATTTTCTTGCCGTCCTCCAGTTCGGTTGTTTCCTTTTTCGACTTGTTTTCCTTATAAATGCAGTACGTATAGCCGTAATAACCGCTCAGGTCATTTCTCTTATCGGCCTCTTTCAGGCATTCCAAAATATTTTTTTCGGCATAATAATGGCATTCGCTGGCAAACATTCTCTCGCCAGTTACAGCACAGTTGTCAATACGGATTTCTCCCGCGTTAATTTTCTCGTTGTCCAGAACTGTCAAGACGAAACGATAATTTCTGTTAATTTTCATTACTGCTATATTTTAATTGTTTTATTTCCGTTTTATTTATATTGCTAATATACCAACTTTATTTTAACCGGAAAAATTTATTTGGTTAATAAATATCGGCTATATAACCTGTAAAATAAATAACATATAAAAATTTTATGGTTCAATTCGTATTAAATTTCCTGGTTGTTTCGTTAATAAATTAAAATAATAATTTTATGCCTGTCAGCTAATAAAACAATTGGAACCTGAAAATATATTTGATTATGAGGTGTTAGCTTTTCATTAAACCTTGTTGAAGGAGAGCCTGTGAGCCTGTTTCTGGTTTGGAACTAGAAAGTTATTTGGTTAAGAGTTGTTAACAGGCTAATAGCCTTAATGCTTCTTAACCAAATAAACCATAATTAATGAATTAGGCTGCCAGGCTTAATGCTTTTTAATGAATTAGGCTAATAGCCTTAATGCTTCTTAACGAATTAAACCATAATTAATGAATTAGGCTGTC